CACCCACGATATAGCTCGCCGCATCCGCCGCCGCCGTCCATGTGGCGGTGAGGGTGGACACGACAGCGCCATCAGCGCTGATCGCGGTCGTCTCCTGCAGCACCGGCGTTCCGGTCTGGCCCGGGGCCAGGTTCGCCGCAACGACCGGAGGCGGAACGTTTGTCGTGATGACGCCGGCGGGCGCCGTGAAATTGGCCGCCGCCACCTGGCGGAAGGTGATTTCATACCACTCGGCGTCAACCTCGCGGATCGAGACCACCTTCATGGTGACGCTGCCAAGGCCGTCCCGGTTGAAATTGCGCGTCACCCAATCGCCGGGCTCAAGGGCCGAAAAGCGGGCGGGATAAATCCCCGTGTGCATGGCCTGCATCCGGCCTTGCTCGAGCAGGATTTGGCCTATGCGCCGCGCCTGATAGGGCTTGGACACCATGGCGAGATCGACCTCGCGCACGATCCTTTCCGAATTGTCATCGGCCTCATAGGCCGCGTTGGTGAGCGGCGTCAGGGTATCGCGCTCAAACCGCAGCGCCGGGTTGGCCCAGCTTACCGCCACGGCGTTGTAGAGCTCGGAGCGCGGAACCTTGCGGCTGAAGGAGCACGGCGCATCGGCGCGCATATCATCGTCGGTGATCGTCATGACGGGGCTGTAGGAAGCCCCCGCAATGACGCCGAAGGCACCGGCCTTCTCCACCACATCGCCCGCCATGGCGCTCCGGAAGGCATCCACCGCCACGCGCCATTCGGAATCGTCCGGCACCAGAACCCCGACGGTGTACCGCTTCTCGGTGTTGCCCCCTTCCGTCACGGCCTCGTCGCACACATTTGCCGCGGCCGTGTAATGGTCCTGAAGCAAGTCCGCCGCCGGAACGCCCATGCCGAGAACCCGGATGCTGTTCCGGAAAAAACCCCGCCTGAAATTATAGTCGCACACGGCCGGATTTTCGGACCACTCCCACGTGGCGGGGTCGCTCCATCGGTGCGCGCCGGAACCGCCAGCGGTGGTGTCCTTCCGCCAATCGTAGAGTTTCGCGCCCTTGAGCTGAAACACCATCTGCGGAATGGAGTTGAGCTCGTCATCGTCGTAGAGGAACACCCCGACCGCGTAGCAAACACCGGCAAGCCGGTGGTTCGAGGTCCACGAGCCGATGCGGCTGCCATCCGTTCCCGCCTCGTCGGCAATCAACTCGCTGTCCGCGGCTTGCGCCATGGTGCCGCGAAACAGCTTCACGAAAATTTGGCTGCCGCTGCCGTTCACCACATAGCGCGCGTGTTCGCTGCCAGCCGCGGCCACGGCGGTGAGCGTGCGCTTATCGCCATCCACCCACACGGCCTCAAGGCTGTCGCACTCCCAATCGCAAAGCCGATAGACGATTTGCAGCTTCTTGTTCTTCGCTCCCCGCCCCGAGACGTAGACGGGATGACCGGCCAGCGCCCCGCGTCCGAAAAGGATCTGGCGCGGGATCTCCGCCCCGATCTGGACGTCAGTCACCGAGCCGCCGAGCCCGCGCGCCTTGCCGGTGAGCGTGCCGGACAACATGGAGGCGCCGAAGCTCAAGGCCGCGCCGATGGCAGCATTCGCGGCAGCGGCCAGAAGTGTTCCCGAGCCAAGAAACGCCGAAGTCGCGGCGATGGCGGCCGAAATGGGATCAGCGGCGGCCGGAATGGCGCACGCGCCAAGGCTCGCCGTCGCCAGAAGGGCCAGCCGGAAAAGTCGCGTCACCTTCATGTCAGACCTTGAATGCCCTGATGATCTCGCCGCGCGAGACGCGCAGCACGCCCGTTTCAGACTTCCCGGCCCAATGCACGCCAGCGCAGACGACCGCCGTCTGCCGCCCGTCGCGCTCAGCAATGCCGATGTCGCCTCGCCCGGCCATCGCAACAGGGATTTCCTCGAAATGGGCCGCGAAAGCCTCGGCAATACTGGCGTGCCCCCGGCCTTTCAGCCAGCGCGCCACGCCGCCCGCGCCGTTCAGGCAGGGCGCCTCAACCGGGGCAGACCCGCGCACCGCCTTCACGCAATCCAGCACCATGCCCGCGCAGCCGCCGTCCGCCCATGAAAACGGTCGCGCTTCCGCAGCGCCAATGGCTTCGATCAAGGCGATCTCCCAACCGTCCCGCCGCGTCACAGCATCGGCCCCGTTGCGCTGCCTTGGGCGAGGTTGCGCTTGCCCTTAGCGCCGAAGGGCACGGCCACGGTTCCCGCCACGCCGGTATACTGGAAACCCCTGTCGCCCGCCGAAATCTGCTGCTGTTCGGCGTCCGAGGCGGAAGCCCAGCCGCGGCGGGTGTAATCGATCGAACGGCTCTCGCAGCGGCCAACGAGTGAATAGCCTTCGGGCCCCCGCTCATGCGTCACCTGATCGAGATAGCCCCGCCATACGGGGACAACCGAAATCAGCGCCCGGCTGTCCGCATTGAAAAGAGCCTTGGAGATGGTCACGGGCCGTTGGTGATAGTTCTCTGTCTCAATGGTCCGCAGCACGTCCTCGGTGAGGCTCGTGTCAGGGTTGGCATAGAGCCGGAGCGTTATGGCCGCGCTGTCGAGTGAAAGGGATTGCGTGCCCGTGTCGATCTCGATCAGCTGCCCGCCCGGATGATAGGTGATGCCGTTGTGAGTGAACGGCCCCGCCCCGTCCCAGAACCCGTAATTGCCGCTCGGAAACTGGAAAAGCACCATGCCGCGCCGGACAATGCCTTGAGCGGCAAGCGCTGCTTGCGTGTTGGCGTCATAGCTTCTCACGTCAGATCACCACGCGCGAAAAACCGGCGATAACCGCGCCGGATGGGTTGAGTGTTTGCGGAGCGGCAAACCGCGCCTCATCAGGGATGAATTCGCCCAGGGGCCGCACCACGTTGGCAACCGCTGTTCCCCCGGTGAAAGAGGCCGTCGCAATCGCCGGTTCGATGGCAATGGCGTTCGTCGAGCCAAAGTTTCCCGAAGCATCCGCCGTCACGGTCTCCACCACACGGTGCAGCGAATAGCGGCCCGCCTGCGTAACGGAAATCATGTCGCCCTGCGTCAGCACGAGCGCCGCAGGAGGCCGGGAAGCCGACGCGGAGCTGCGCAGCTCATTCGCCGCCACCGTGGTGAGGCCGAAGGAGCCGTTAAAGGCGCCCCCGCCAAAGCGCGAGAGCGCCAGAACCGCGGCCTCGGAGGAATAGGCGTTCGGAAAAGCGTTGAACGGGTCATAAGCGAGGAAGCTCTTGAGCCCGCCGCGAAGGCTTTCCCACCAGGCTTGAAGTTCCGCCTTTTGCGCGCGGGTGAGCGGCGCGGTGCTCCATTGCACATCCCAATAGGGCTGGGAGTGCTCGACGGTTTGAACACCCCCGCCCCGAAGCCGGGCGGATGTGGTGCCCATCACGAGGCGCATTTGAGCCTCGACGGCATAGACGAAGGCCGGAAGCGCGCGGGGATATGTGATTGCCATCAGATCTGGCCCCGGCGCCTGGCGTTGGCGATCCGCGCTGGCAAGGCCGCGTCATACCCCGCCAGCGCCCGCTTGATCTCTTCCCCCACCCCGGCCTGCGCGCCCCGGGCGTCAATGTTGAAGGTCTGCGTTACGGCTGTTCCGCCGCGCGCCTTCTCCATCGGCGTGATCCGCGCCGGGCCGTGGATGATCTCCGGCCCTGCCTCACCGGCGATGCCCCATTGGCCCGCTCCGAGCGTGCCGCCATCCGCGTAGAACCCCCCGAAACCGAAAAGGCCCTGCGCGCCGCCGAATCTTGTCCCGGCCCCGCCAAGCAGGTTTGCAAGCCCGGAGCGCAACAGTTGCTGGCCAATCGAGCCGAGGACGTCCAGCGCCGTCTCCTTGAGCATGTCGAAGGCGTCCCCCGCGGAGCGCGCGTTCATGGCAATCGACGACAGCGAGTAGGAAAGATCGTCCGCCAACGTGGTGCCTAGGCGCGCAGCATAGCTATCAGCCTCCGCGAGATCGTCCGCGAGGTTGCGCAGCTCAAGCCCGGTCCCACGGAGGTCTTCCCCTGTGACGGTTTCAACCTTAGCCCACGAAGGCGCTGCGTCAGGCCTCGTTGGTTTGCCCGGTCGCCCCGCTCCTCCTGCCGTTCCGCCTGCGCCCTCCGTCGGCCGCACCGTATTCTTGCCGTTTGTGCGGAGAAGGCCGGTCTTGCCAAGTGCCGTGACTGTCGTCACCCGGTCACTCTTGCCCGGCGCAGTCACAACGCCGTCGCGCGTATCCTGGAATTTCTGAAACTGCGCCTTGAGGTCTGGCGTGATCGCCCCGGAGCCAACATCGAACCTCGGTAAATTGGTCGCGAGATGCACGACCATCTTCTGCCACGCTGTCTGAATTCGGGCGATGGTCTCGTTATACTTGGTTTCAATTTCCTGCAGCCGCTTTACCTCGGCATTGCTATGATACTCGCCAGATTCGATCATCCGACGCAGCGACTTGTCGTAACCATCCGCACCGATGCGGAAAGCCTCGGCCAGCTCGCGCCCCGCCTTGGTACCCAAAACCTCCGTGATGATTGCGAGCTGCTCAGCGGGCGTCCTCGCATTGTGCAGCAGCTCCATAAAGTCGCGGATGACGTCGTTCACCTCCCTGCCCTGCACCGCAAGGCCATTTGCAGCAAAGAGCTTCGCGAGCTTCGAATTGGCGTCCGTCGATTGCTCGGCAATTTCCTGAAGCCCCCGCGCCATGACTTCGGTCGAAGCGCCTGAGGCCAAGGCCATACGGTTGAACACCTGGACCTGTTCCGCCGTGATGCCGATCGTTTCCGCCAGGTCGCCAATTTCGGCAACCTTGCGAATGGCCTGGTCGACCGCGCCGCCGATCGCGCTCAGGCTCAAGGCGCCAACCGCTGTCGCGCCGAAGCCGCGCAGCGAGTTCTGCAACCCGGCCAGCGTGGTCTGCGCCTCGCGCGCGCCCGCCGAAAACTGCGCCGTGTCGATTCCGAGGTTTACCCTCAGATTGCCGATGACTGCTTGGCTCACTGTGGATTATCTCCGGGAAAACCGAATGCGAGTTTCAGATTGGCCAGAAGAATGTCGGGGTCTGGCTGCCCCCCGTTCCTGCGGGTTTTCGTTCCCACCATGTCTTTCAGGGGCGGAAGCTTCTTGCTGCGGGCTAGGGCCTCGATATGCCAGGCCAGCCAGGCAAACCGCTGTTGCTCTTTATGCCTGAGTGCCGCCTTGCCTTGCATTTCCCGGGCGGCTTCCGCCGGGGTGACATTCCAGAAGCGCGCCGGGTCGCACCCGGCCTCCACCCATTGCAGGTGAAGATCGGCCCAGGTATGGGCCGCCGCCTCCGTTAACGAGGGTTTGCGGCTTTCTCCCTTTTGGGAAAGGCCAGCGCCAGCGCCTCCCCGACGGCGGTCTGCGCCGCCTCGACGCCGGCGGCCATGATGATCTCGCCCGCCCTTGCCTTCGTCATGTCCGGCTGATGGGTTCGCAGCGCGGCCCACAGCATCAGGCGAAGCGTCGAGAGCCGGGTGAGATCACCCAGAAGATTCTGGCCGGTCGCCTCCTCGGCCTCGCAGATTGCATTGATGGTGAAGACCAGAGTGTAGGTAGTCTCGCCCGCGACAAGCGAGACTTCACCGCGATTGGGATTTGCCATGGCTTATGCCCAAGTCGGACGGCCGGAGACCTTGAACGTCGCGGTGGCGCTCATCTTTCCGTCAATCGGCGTCTCGGGCGAATAGCCGGTCACCACGGCGGAAAAGGTCACGGAAACCCCGTTCGCATGGGTAATCCGAAACTGCCCGGCGCTGGAAGACTGCAAGGCCGCGATGATCACGTCAGCATTGGAAGGAACGTAGTTGATCTCAATCGACACTTCGCCGCCGTCGATCATTCCGGGGATATACTCCCGGTAGCTGTTCGGGCTTGCGTGGTGGGTCGCCTCGATGGCGTCACGGGTATATTGCGGCGGGGTGATGTTCGTCACCTCGGCGACGTTCGTGTAGCTGGCACCATTCCAGATGCCGAAGGTGGAGGAATAGGCAATCGCCGCATTGGTCGGCATGGTCAGGCTCCTTTATGCCAAATGATGAAATCCATTGAGACGCGAAACAGCTTGTCGGTGCTTGCGTCGTCCTCGTAGAGGTCGCGCTCGGAATCCTTGAAAACCCCGTCAAAGACCGTGCCCCCCTGTGTGCCCCGGAAGCCGGACAGGCGGCCCGAGACGGCCCGTGCCGCCCCCTTGGCGCTGGCATATGTCAGGCCGTAGCAATCCGCCTGGACGCGCCCGGCAACGAGGCCGCTGGGGCCGGAATGGCTGACGTCCGGAATGGCGCTGACGGTCTGCAAGACGACATAGGGCGCGGCAACGTTCTGCGGCGCCCTCAGCCAGTAGATGCGCGTGCCTGTGAGGGCCGCCAGCGGCGCGTGCGCCAGCAGCAGGGCAACGAGTGATTCTTCCATCGCCTAGCCTCCCGCCTCATGCGCCATGAGCGCGGCAAGCGAGGCGCGATATTTGACCTCGGCGCTCTGGCGTTTCGAGCGCCCGAGGCGGCGGGCCGAGGCGATGATTTGCGAGGCGAGCTCCGCCTTGATCACGTCCAGCGCTTCCCGTTGGGTGGCATCCCACGCCGGGCGCATGAAGGGTTGCGCAATGGCCTTGCGCGTGCCGAATTCCACGAGGTGCCCATAGAACCCGGCGGGCACCGTGGGGCCGATGAACATTTCCGCGAAACTTCCCGCGCTCGCCCGCCGCGCATCGCGCATGGCCTGAACGGCGGCGGCCCTGCCGAGTCCCTGCCGCATGGCAGCGGAGTATTCCGCATTGCCCACCTTGTTCTTGATCCGCGGGGAAACGGCAATCGACGCCTTGAGCTGGCCTTGATCCACCGGCACGAGCTCGCGCGCGCGCTCGGCAATGGGCTCGGCGGCCTTCACCAGCGTGCGCTTCAGCGTATTGCGCGCGGTGGCCTTCGGAAGCTCGGCCAAGGCCCTGTCGAGATCGCGAAAGCCGGAGAGCGAAACAACCGTGCGGCTCATTCCGCCCTCGCCGTCGCGGTGATCTCGCGATACTGGCGCCGCCCGACATCCTTCACGCCCTGAATGTCGAAGGTCTTCCCGTCGTAGAGAACGCGGTCTTTCGGGTTCACGTCAGACACCCAATAGGCCCAGCGGACGCTGAAGCGCACCGTCTCGCTGGCAAGCGTCTGGCCTGCCTGCCAGCGCTCCCCGTCGCTCACCGGCTGCGCTTTCGCCCACACGGTCGCCAGGGGTGCCCAGGTCTCCACCGGCTCGTTGAAGCCGTTGGGCGCGGTCGAGGCGCGCAAGATCACGATGCGGCTGTCAAAAGCGCCCGCGTCCATCGGTTACGTGCCGATGATCTCAATCGAATAGGTCGCGGAAGCCCCGGCCGCGTTGGCAATCCGCAGCAAATCGCCGGTCGATGCCGTCACGGTCCAGCCGGTTTGCGGCGCGGCAAACACCAGCGCGCCGCCGGGCCTTAGCTGAGCCGTATGAGCGGCAGCTCCAAAGGGACCGAGAAACCCATTGGTCGCAGCGGGGCTCACCGTGAGATTGGTCGTGTTTGCCTGGTCCGAGCGGATGACGATCGCCTTGACCGTCGCGAAGGTCAGCGAAACGCCGAAGGGGTCAGTCAAGCCGCCCGCGAGGTCGAGATCGTCATTCGCCGATGCCGCAACCGTGCGCGTAGCCGAATAGACCTTGCTGGCCTGCCCCGAACCGGAACCATCGGTGAGAGCAATGTCGGCGCCCTTTCCCTTGGAGAAAGACGGAATCGCACCGCCAACGGCCGGGCTTCCGGTAAGGTCCACCGCCATGGTGGCCGAAATCTGCGTGTTGAGAGGCATGGGATCAGCTCCTGTGAGGTCAGATGGTGTTGCGGCGGAACGGGGCGAGGAGCGCACCGGCGGCGGGTGGAATGTCGCCGGCGGCGCGATTGTCGTACCAGGCGCCGATCATCAGCTTGGCCGCCGCCTTGATTGCTTCGGGCACCGCGGCGGCAGTCTGGCCATAACCGGCGGTCCAGGTGACGCGCACCGCGCCTGCCCGGTCATAAGTGTCTGGCCAAGCCTGATCAGCCTTCAGGCCGATGAACGGCCCGCGCTCGTCCGAGCGGCCTTCATAGACCGTGCTGGCAAGCGTCTGCGTTGCATTCGCCGCGTCGAAATAGGTGACGGAGGTCACCGCGATCAGATCCCCAAGGGGCAACCGCATTTCATCGGCGAAGGCATCGAAATCCTGCGCCCAGCTTTGCACCACGAGCGCGCGGCCGAGAATGCCGGAATAGCCGTCGAGATAGGATGCCGCGGCGGCCACGAGGCTCGTGATCAGCGTGTCCTCGTCGGCATGGTCAACGCGCAGATGCGCCTTGGCCTCGGCAAGAGAGAGAATTGGCTGATTTGTTGGCGGCGGAGTGACGAGGACAGGCCGGAGCATCATTTGCCCGCGATCAATTTAGCGAAGGAGGGATCACGGCTTCAGCTGCCCGGCAGCGCGGAAGAAGTCATCCGCCTGCCCGGAGGTCGTGCCAGGTGGCAGGAGCATCGCAATCAGCGGATTGTGGCGCTCGTATTCATCCGCACCGAAAGCCTCGCGCGCCCGCTGCCCATCGGCGGGCGAAAGCGCGGCGAACAGGGCTTCCACATAGGCAGGCGGCGCCGCCGTTCCGATCATCCCCAGCGTTTCGGCCTCGCTGATCAGGCCGAGCGTCCTGAGCTGCACGGCACACTGCCAGCGGGTGATCGAGTTCGGCATGGTGACGGGCGGCGGCGGCGGCAGGATCGCCTCGCCAGACGCCAGGACTTCGGCCCAATCCGGGCTTTCGGGGCTGCAGGGGATCACGCGACCCTTGCCGTCCGTCACAGCGGTTTGATCGGCGGTGGTGTACCAGTAAGTCATGTGGGCGGGCTCCAATAAATCAAGGCACGGAAGAGACGAAGAACTGAACGAGGGCATAACCAGCGTTCGAAAGCGCGGTGGGGGCAACGCCCGTGAGATCGGGCCATGTGCCGTAGGTCGCGGCATAGGTGTAGGTCTGGAGACCGGTGGTGTTGGTGGCGCTGATCGCCGCCTGCGTTCCGCCCACTGCCCAGCCCATGAACATCGATCCGGCACCCGCCGCCTGGTAGTTGGCCGAGCTATCGGCCAGTGCGGCAAGCCAATAGACGCCGGGATTGAGCGTCACAGGCGTTGTGAGCGGCGCTGAAACCAAGGTCGCGGCGGCATTTGAGACGCCGGAGGTCGTGCCGAGCGGTGCGCCAGTTGGGTTGTTGGTCGCGGGATCGCGAGCGTAGATCGCAAATGCTACATTGCCGGTTCCAGCGGTGCTGATCCGTGTCCCGAGATCGCTGATCGTGCACCGTTCGGAAACTACGAGCGGGTGAACGCGAAGGCTGTTCGCGGCAAAGGCAGTTCCAGCTGCGAGGCTGCCCCCCGAGAACGGCAGATACCAAAGTCCGGCCACCGTCTTGAACACGCCCGCCGCGCCGTAGACTTCCGCGAAGTTGTCGTTGATCTTGCCCATTGCGGTGCGCAACGGATCGC